ATAGGCTGTGCAACTTGTTTACCTGACGCATCAGTTGTGTAAACGTAGTCTTGCGCACGTTTACCAGTATCAACACCGCCAACTCCCGGCCCTTGGGTAACTGTCGTTCCACCCTCTGGCGATGTTGTAATGGAAAACCCAGTTGGCGGATTTATTGCTTTGAACTCACCAGTTTTGACGTTGACCTGCCCAGCTACTGCACCATAGGTCGCAGCCTCTTCTGGTGTTGCCGGACGGAAGTCTTGGCCAATAGGCTGAGTTGCTTCAAGAATAGACTTCCATACTTCAGGTTTAATTGCATCTGCTGCCGTCATTGCTGTACCAATGCTTACTGCCGCTGCATGTGGGTCCATCTGCACAATCTTCAGATTTGCCCGTAGTTTTGCAACTTCCTCTGCATTTCCTGCATTTTCAGCAGCAGTAATGCGCTCATTTAGCATTTGTTCTGCTACATCCGCATGGCCGCTCAACAGACTTGTAACCAGATTGATGCCAAATTGCGTTTGCTCTGCTTTTTTAGGAGCAGACATTTCATCAAAAGCAGATTTGATTTCTGCTTGGTTGGACGCATACTTTAGATTGAATGCGTTTGTCATCGCGGGTGTCAGCGTTCCGCTTGCTGCTGCATCACGCATAACCATAAGGTCTTGCTGATATGCTGCGGCCTGCGCCTGCTGCTTTGCTGCGGCGGCACGTTGCTCGGCCAAAGCAGTCTGCTGATCTGCAAACGCCTGTTGTTGCATAGCCGCATTCTGCTGCTGGATCTGCATCTCCTGACGCTGGGCGATGTCATTGCGGCCCATCGTGTAGCCCTTGATGGCTTCCTCGATAGGGTTCTTTACGTCGAGGATGTAGTTGATCGGGTCCACTTAGAATCCCCCCAGCATTGCTTGATTGAATGTCAGAGGTGCTGTCGCGCCCTGTGGCGTAAAGCCTTGATAAGCTGCGCCGCGTCCTAGTGCGCCACCAAGGCTGCCGATTACATTGCCAAAAGCCTGACCAGATGCAAGCGTTCCGCCAGCTCGTGCAGCCCCCTGTTGGGCCAGAAGGTTAGAGATGTTCGTGCCTGTCTGCATCCCAGCATTTCCAACGCCAACCGCCGCATTCTGACCAATAGACGCCAGACCGCCAAGGCGATTGTATTGCTGCTCGATCAACTGCGACAGAACCTGTGGGCGAAACTGAGCCAATGCACCCTGAACGTTCCCGCCACGAAGGCCACCAGTCGCAGCCGCGCTCTGCAAGATAGCTTCTTCACCTTGCCGTGTTAAAGCAGCAAACTCTGGACCTTGTTCAATAGCATTGATTGCGGCCTGCTGTGCCTCTGCACCGCTCACACCAATCAAAGCCGCCTGCTGGCCTAGCGCGGTCGTCCCAGTGCCGACGTAGGGCTTCATAAGCACCTGTAGAGCATCAAACTGGCGGCGCTGTTCATCTATGCCCTGTTGGGCAGATTCTGCTTGTTGACCCGCTGCCTTCTTGGCTGCCTTAGATTGAATGACACCGCTGACAACAGTGCTTCCGACAATGGCCGCTGCGACAAAACTCATGCCACTTTCCCCCCAAGATATTCGTGAACAGCCAAGTCAATCTGGTGCATACCCATCAGGTCTTTCCAATCTTCGCTTTTCTCAACGAACATGTCTTCCAACTTTTCAATGTCGGTTTCTGTCGTTGCATAAATGTTTTGAAAGATCGTGTCCTCGATGATGTAGGCAAACTTGCGACCGGGCTGGCCAATGAAGATGCACGGCCCCTCAATAACCTTAGCCTCGCCATTAACGATCACAGCCATCTTGCCTTTCAGCATGATGTTTGTGTGTTCGCATTTGTGAGCGTGTCCCATGACATAGGTGCCAGCAGGCAAGAACGATTCCCGAATATAGATGCCCGGCCCAAAATGATGTTGCGTTGGGCAGTCCACTTGCTCATGGTTGAGCATCATGGATTCAATGCCATCTAGCATCGCAGGAACATCTTGGATGGGTTGGATTTCAAGCAACGGCTGATCCACTTCGGATAGCGCCTGCTGGGGGGCCAATGTCTCAGCCCGCGCAGTATCGCAGACAATGGGCTTTTGAGCAAGGTTTGTCATGTCAACATATACCTTTGCCGAATTGCCTCTGGATCATAGAACGCATTTAGATCAACTGGCTTTGGATATAGATCTGCGAACGTCTTGGCAGGCTGGAAACCACGGGCGAAATCACCTTGTGCTGGTGCAGTCTCCATAGGTTTTGGCCCAGTTGGAGCCATGCCCATGATACGATTGATGTAGTTCTGGGTTTCTTCAAATGGTGGGATGCCGCCATATTTGCGCACATTGCCCGGCCCCGCGTTATACGCAGCAAGTGCCAGTGTTGGATCACCGAAACTATCCAATTGCTGCTTTAAATATCGCGCACCACCACGAAGGTTCTGCACGGGATCTGTTGGATCAACGCCCAGATCACTTGCAGTGCCGGGCATCAACTGGGTCAGGCCGATCGCACCCGCTGACGATGTGGCATTGGGATCAAATGAACTCTCAGCCTCGACCAGCCGCATAAACAGGTCAGGGTCAACACCTTCTTCAACTGCGATCTGGCTGGCAAGGCTGCGATAGTCCATATCAATCGTCCTCTTCCCAAGCCTGACAGACACGCAAGTTGTGGCAGATAAAGTCAAACTTCTCGCAATAGCCTCGGCCACCGCCATCCATGTCAAACTTGTCTAGCGCGATGCTTTCCATCTTGGCCTGCATCATAGGATCATTTTGGAAATAATCGCAGTTAGCACAAAGGCGGCGGCGGGCCTCTTTCTCGCTCATGTCCCACGCAGCGGCAACACCCTTCCAGAACGGGCCATTGGCTGATGGTTCGACCGATGCCTTTTCCGGCCCCAACTTCCACTCGTCGATCACCACTTGGCGGTTCTTGCGGTTCTCCGATGTCGAAACAATTTTCTGCTTCGGCAAGCCAAACTCAATCATCATGTCTTCCATTACGAGATCTCCCTTCCAGAAGCGCGAATTGTTAGAGACGTAGCGGCACTGGCCAACGTTGAAATAAACCCGCCATTTTCCAGAACATGTCCAACCAACTCAGGGCAAGTGTAAGTCTCATCAGGCACTAGAGTGCGGGCGTCAATGATAAGGTTGGCAGCGCCAGCCGCCCCAGCCAGCGTCACAAGGTTGACCGAAATCGACACGTTCCCGGCGCTGGTGTTTGTCACCGTAAACTTATCAATGATCGCTCGAACCGCCGTGGCGGTGTATTGTGTGGTTTGCGCGTTTTCAGCCTGCTTGGCTGGAATTAAAACCTTCGGTGTGACTGCCATGATGGCCTCCTTAACTACTCATGCGGTAAACGGTGTAGGTATTTGCAGCGGTCTTGCGGAATCTCAGTATGCGAGCCGTTCCTGCTGCGATAGTCATGGCCCCAACAGTAGTATTGCCATTTGGGCCAATAGTTAGAAGTCCACCCCCCGTGTTGATGAATGACACATCAAAAGACATATTTGTCGGGAATGTAGCTGGCAGTCCACCTTCGATGTTCGTGCCTGTTGGCAGAGTTAATGTTGCGGCACCGCCCGTGTATTGAATAATGCCAGTGAGAAGTTCGGCAATAGTCAGAGTTGCCGCAGCGGCTTTTGTTGTCTGTGCGGGCTGCGCTCTATAGAAAACGCCAGTGGTCATTGCGGCACCAGTGACATGCAATGGAACTACTGGTCCAGTGTTAGCAATCCCAACGTTGCCTGAACCGTTGATATACACACGCTGAGTGCCAGCCGTAACTACAGCCACTGTATCCGCAGCGGGGAAGAAGACGCCAGTGTTAAGGTCACCTGTATGGGTAATTGACGGAGCGGCAGCTGTGCCATCTGCAAATGATACTTGGCCTGAAGCAGTCAGCGTAGTAAACGCCCCGGCGGCGGCAGAGGAACCACCGATAGCAGCCCCATTGATAGTGCCGCCAGTGATGGAAACCGCATTTGAGTTTTGAAACGCCATGCTGCCCAAAATGCCAAGTCGAGGATCTTCCTGCAATATTGGCTGCGTTGCGGCAAGCGAAGCCATTCGTTCAGCAGCCACAGCGATAGACATCGCAACTTCGGCTTTGTTATCCGCAACACCTGCGGCATAAGACACATCAGAAACCATCTTCGCCACTGCGAGCGTCTCAGAACTTGCGACATCTGCTTTGTTATCGGCTGCGCCAGTGGCGTATTCGTTATCAGTGATTAACTGCGTCAGCGTAGTGATTTCGGTTGGCGTTAGAGCGTTTGCGACGATGAACAAGCGTTCCAGCGCCTTAATCATGGCCGGGTCATCACCGACAAGTCGAGCGATCTGGTTGCGCGTTGGGATCGTGTTATCAACCATTAAAATGCCAGCGGTTCAATCCGCGCCTCCAGTGCTGCAACGGCAATGTGAGCGTCAGAGGTGCCACGGAAGCGCTGCATCCGCATATTCCGCATGTTCCCCTGCTGGAACCAAACTAGGCGCTTATTGCGCTGTCCTATGGTTCCTGCGCTGATGCCTTTCTCAACGCTCCATGTGATGCCATCGACCGAATACTGCGTCCAGATCGTGGGATCTACACCGAATGCCGTTGAGCCTGTCAGGCTGACTAATTCCATGTCATGGAACAAAGCGCCGTTGCCAGCATTGTAGACGATCAGCGTGCCAAATTCCCAGCCGATGGTTTCGCCCCAGTGTGTGCTGATGTTATCGACAAGATAGCCAAATTGGGTAGTTGTGGGATGCGCCACGTTCCATCGGTCATAGCACCACACGCACTCTGTTGCGTTCCAGATGTCTTCATCGACAACGGTAGACGACAGCGAAAACCAAACGGGCATCGACAGAACAGTTGACGCAGCGCCATCAAACACAAACGTGTGACGCGGCAGGTGGACGATCAGGTGCTTGTGCGCCCGGTCAATCTTTTCTTCAATGTAAGACACCGACAACTCATCCTCAGTGTATTCCTGCAATACTTCTTCAATCTCGCGGGTCGAAATCTTTTGCGCGTTTCCGTTTGCCCCAACATAGATGCCCGGCGCTTCATTCCGACCACCGCCGATAAAGGCAATTGCATCCATGTAAACGCAGCAGGCAAAGGTTCCGACTGTGCCTTTCTGGATTTGCGCACCGCTGATCCGCTGGAATGGAAAGCCTGCCGAACCTGTATTGTCAAACACCTCAATGGTGTAGCGGTTCAGCGCATAGATTTCGTTGCGCAGTTTCCAGATGGCTTTGATCGGGTCTGGGTCAACTTCAGACGAGCCATACTTAAGCGGACTCACAGAGAACGGGTCATTTAATTCTGTGATGACAAGAAACTCGCCATCTGTGGTCATGTAGTAACCATCGACCCAAACCACATCCAGAGCCACGCCTAGATCGGGATCGGTCACTTGTGTCAGTGTGGTGCCGTCATACAGATACAATCGACCGCCAGATGTTAACGCTAGATAGGTGAAGCCGTAGTCAAACGTGACTCGGCCACCTGATCCAACATCACCAATCACCGTCACAACATTGCTCGACGAAATGGAAACAAACTTAGTCCCCATAACTCGGTAAAGTTCGCCGTTCCAGTTAATGGCCCCGCGACTGATGCCGGGGCCAGTGCCTAGTTCAACGATCCCTTCGCCGGGCCGCAGATAGCCTTTCGAAATCCCATTCTCTTTAGGAACAGGAACCATGTTTTTCGGATATGATGTCCGAAAGTTTGGCGATCCGTCTGCGTAGATGCCCGACAAAATTGGGATTTGCATCAACTACCTCAGAAGCTGACGTGAAGTTTGAATGCCTCAAGGCGCATCAGGTTGTTTGCCGTGGCAGGACGGACGGTAATAGCAAAGACCTGATCGACAGTGGCATCGACCGACAGCGTAACGTTTGCGCCAGTTGATAGACCATGCCCGACAGCAGAAGCTGAGTTTGTGATGATCTGCGACGATCCACGGTTGCACATGAGTTTTTGAACGCAAGCGCTGGCGTTGCTTGCAGCCGCTGCGGAAAGAATCGTCCCGCCGCCAAACGTCATGCCAAGCGTTTTGACTGTTGCGTTGTTCGTAAGCGTAAACAGCGCATCAATCTCCATGCCACCGCCAACACCCATCGACCAGCCCGGAACAGTCACAGATGCCAACGTGACAACCGTATCAGCGACAGCAACAGTCGGGGTGCCAAGGCCCAAGACGTAAGGCAGGTTGATCGTGATCTTGACGCCAGTTGTGTCAGCATCCAGCGCAGTGACAGCGTAAAGGCCATTCACGCCAGTGCCTGTTGCCCAAGTCACATAGACGCTTGCGCCGACAGCGATTGCCGCCGTCAGGCCATGCGCACCAGCGCTAACAAGACGAACAAGGCCAGCATTGGTTTCGTAGGTCAGCGTTGCGAATGTTGCCGCAGGTTGAACCAAACCGATAGGCGTGATCTGCCCAATCAAAAGTGCCGGGAAGCTGCGAAGCATCGGCTGCGTTCCAACATCATATTCAACCGTCGAATAATAGTTGGTGATGGTTGCGATGCGGTCGCCAGTGTATGGGCCAAAACTCTGGGCGCGATTGGTCAGCGCAACCAGCGTGTTATTGACGCTCACAAACGATTGTTGATTGCCAGTGCTGCCAACGCTTAGGGTCTGACCAACTGGGATCAAAACATCTGTGCTTGTGGATACTGACGCAGGATAGATGAACGTGGACATTTTGCTTTCCTTTACATTATATGCCACGCACTCGTGGCTGTGTCATATTAAGATGGCGTTACAGCGGTTGTGCCATCCGCGTTCACCCATGTTGATGCAGCAAGCGCACCCGTTGCCACTTTGATTCTTCCATTGGTGGTGTCCCAGACCATTCTCCCAGCAGCCTTGCCAGTGGTGTTGATCCCGCTGACAATGGAGGCAATGGTGGCAGCAGAGACATTCTCAAGAACGTCTGTTGACGTAATGGTCGGGTTGCCAGAAACGCCATCACCATTCGCAACGCTGATGCCAGTCCCGGCAGTGATGGTGCGCACAGACGCTGTTCCAGAACCAGTGCGGGCGATCATTCCGTTTGTGGCCAAGCCAGCC